GAGCCAAAGAACGAACTCCTGCTCCATCTGCCGGTATTGTTGGCGCATGAGCGGGGCCATCTCGTATTCACGTTGGGTATAGAGTTTCGGCGGGAGGTCAGTCCAATCGCTCTTCGTTGCCCGGAAAATAGCGTGATCCACTAGCTCCGAAAGGATGTCCTCATTTTGCGCCCCAATCACCTTTTTATTCATGTAGCCGCCCATCCGGCAGAAGGCCGTCTTGAAGGCGTAATAATTTTTACCGTCGAGCAGGCCGATCGCGCGCATTTGTCCCCAAAGGTCATGCGGGCCTTGCGTGATTGGCTTTCCGCTAAGGACGCGACGGAAGTTGAAGTGCTTGGCCAACAGGAGAGCCCCTTGGGTCTGCTCCGACTTGTTGTTTTTAAGCTGAATGCTCTCGTCAAATACGATAAAACAGGGCCGATTCTTGATGAATTGATAAATGTAGTCCTGAACGTGCTCCGCCCTTATGGCCTCGTAGTTAATTATCAACACTGGTGGCCGATCGAACGGCCTATGGATGAAGTGACGGTTATTGTAATCGTCGCCACTATTGTACACATGAGTGATAACGCCGAGCCGATGCTTGGCCGCTTCGTCAACCCAGCCGCCCTTGAATGAATTGGGGCATACCACCACCATTCGGTGAGCCTGCCCCTTTTTTACTTTATCGAGGAAGTCCATATAAGCGACTAGAGTCTTGCCTAGACCCATTTCCATGTAGTAAGCGAATCCATACTTTTCACCACCCGCCGAAAGGGCAGCCTGTTGAACATTTAACAGTTCCATTATTTATCTCCCAATCAAGGCGGCGCGGTATACTACGCGCACGAGGCACCCCGTCTTGTATGAGTAGTTCAGCGCCTCGTGCTCATTACTGAAATCAATCCAGCCGTCAGCGTAATCTTTGCATTGCCACATGAACGGCATCCCGTAGCGCCCTCTTTCATTCAGCGTCTCGGTGAGCGTGGCGATGCGAGCCTCGGCGGCTTCGGCGCGGGCCTTCCATGTAATAGCGGATCGAGAGGTTGAGGCTGTCGTGCCCATCTTGCAATCAGACATTATTGATCTCCTATCCGATCCCCTAGTATAACACACCCCCGCACCGCCGTCTAGTATATTTTCAATCCATGTCTTTCTCGGGAGTATTGCGCCAATCGGCTGATCCCCTATTTCGGATAGCAAGGAATGCCAGGAACGCGAAATTCGCTGTGTCGAACAGCTCGATCGATGCGTTGGCATCTTCGATGTCTAATTGTAGCTGCTCGTTGAACTCCTCTACTTCGCCCAGCAACATATCGATAATTCCAGGAATATCCGTTACCTCTGGGGTCTTCTTGTGAGCGTTCAAGTGCAGCTTCCACAGCATTCCTTGGAAGAATTCCCGCAGCCGTTCTTCAAGCAGCTCAAGCGATGACGGTAATTCCAGATTCATGGGTAACATTCTCAACTCCGGGTCCTCGCCCTTCGATGATTTGGTAAGGGGGGACTCCGAACGGGCGGTTTGCTTTGAGGTCATCGAGGAACTCCTTTTGCCCATCGGGTGACAAATAGTTGAGAAAGTTGGCGAACACGAAGTCTGGGTAGTTGGCTTGTAGCGCGTCATCGAACTGTTCCCAGCTGAACGTAGCTACCCTACGAACCCGTTGCGTCACCGTGGTTAGTTCTGGCTCTACTCTTAGCTGTTCCCACGTTATCTCTTCTTGATCGGGGTACCAACCACCCGACGAATATCCATCCACGTTGCCTACCCGAATTGGGAATGTACGGATACACATATAAGTGCGTTTAAGAGCGCTCGGCGGCAGACCGGCATCGGCCAGACCCTGAGCTACCGTGCACTCGCGGGATGTTGAGTACGGGTAAAATCGCTGATTAATCCCTAGCGAAAAGCCTTGGGCAATCTCCATAATGTAGGGCTTCGATTCCGGCTTGATGCGATGGCGTAGGGTAGTTATATTTGGGGGTGATTCCGGTGGTCTATCCCCGTTACAATGAGCACTCCACACCCGATCCGGTTCGCGGAGTATCTTCCCAGCTAGCGCAACCCCTGTTCCTGATCGCGTTCCCGCTATTTTCGCAACTGATCCCACGCTTTCGGCGGCTCGGTCTCCCATCAGAATGACAGCTGCGTTGGGGTGTACGAATATATTTACCTTAGGGTATTTGCGCGCCTCTTCGAACAGCGTTGGCAGATCGATAACCGCCCCCGCCGAAAGGTAGGCGAACTGAACGCGATCGGTAATAAGGCTCATCGCAACCGGGAATGACGGGAGCTGCTTGTTCACATGCTTCTGGCCGTTATGGTAGAACGTGTGGCCGGAGTTGGGTCCACCCGAATATATGGAACCATCAATGTATATATTCGCAGCAGCGGCTTGGTGCGCTAGCCAATAAGCGAACGCACCCTTTCCGGTCGAGCCGAACTGGCCGTCAACTATCGCGTGTATCCCGTTCTTGTTGAATAGAGTTGTCACTTTACCTCCTCTTTCGCTGACTGTACCCCAAATGTTCCGTCGCGCACACTTCGTTGAATGTCGGTTAACGGCTCATATGGTTCTGGCAGTTGCATCATTCCGGCTAGGGCCGAATACCCGATGCTATCCACGAAGTTATCACGATTATCTCGACTCCCGTAAATAGAACGGGCCTGCTTTAATTGAACCATCATCTGCGCTACATCGACAGGTTCTAATTTAATCTTAACTTCCTGCAAATTCCGCGCATAGAATATATGCCGAAGATAAACCGACCACATATCGGCAATCATCTGGAATGAATTTTCAGCGGATCCGTGAATCCCTGGCCTTTCAGACATTATCGTGCGGCCAGCATCAAGAATTAGTTGTTTAGCTACTTCTTTGTTGTCGCTCAATTTCCTAGTCTCCCGTTTTTCAACCTGCTGTGGTAGAACTGAATCAACTGCCTCGGGAAATCCATGTTGCTGGTCGTCACCGAAAAGCAGTCCCTAATTTCGGCGTGGTTGGTCGCCTCGGAGAAATAGTAGGTGCCATCCTTGTATCCGATGGCTATGCCAAACATGTGCTCGCCGCCGCATTCATTGATGCGCTTCATTTCGATGTACTGGCGATCTGTGGGCTTGAATACCAGCCCCCTGACTATCTTGACCTCCGCGAAGAACACGGGGTAGCCCTTGGGCACCATGATTAAGTCGAGAACGCCGACAGAGTAACGGTCCTCGATTCGACGAGCGTAACCGCCTGCGGCGCGAATAGATTTTACCATGTCGGTCTTGACTGTGCTTTCATTCATCAGCTCTGAACTCTTCCGCTTTTTTGTACCACCACTCCGACACACGGAACATGAAGTTTCCTTGGTCGTCCGTTTCATTCATATCGATCGTAACTCGCGGCGATTTGGGCAAGAAATACAAGTGATGCCCGCCTTCTACGGGAAGGGTAAATTCGACTAGGCGTGACTTCTCGCTTTGCCACTTTACTTTTCCCTCTAGTTCGTACGTAACTTCTTCTCTGTTGTAGGCCATGTCATCCATCCTATCACACTGAGGGCACCCTGTCAAGGGGTACTTACTCCTGGAATTTATCCAGCTTAGAACCGTAACTCGCCCGCGCCCAATCGGTTCCACTGCCCACTTCGAACGGGATCGGGACTTTCAGCTCGAACTCGGTGGCTACGTCTTCGAGGACCTTTACCAGCTCGGAACTATCGAAGTCTGGGCGGCGCTGCCAGAGCATGCTGTCGTGAATAGATAAGAGCATCTGAATGTCGTCGGGGTGCGCATCTTCATATTGGCAAGCTCTAAGCATACAAGTCTTAATGTGGTCGCCTCCAGAATTCTGAATGAGTCTACTGACTCCTCGATATGCGAATCTAGGGGAGTCGCAATGAGCACGCCGTCCGAGAATGGATTTGATATAACCGCGACTCCGGTACCTGATGATCGCCGTATCTTGAAGCTCCTTAATCGCCGGGAAAGCTTCGCGGAGGAATCGATTGTGGAGATAATCTGCTTCATCAAGTTTACACCTCATGTGCATCGAAAGGGTCTTAACAGACATCATCGTCAACATGCCCATCCCTAGGCGTTTGGCTTTCTCTCGATCGTTAAGCCCAAGGACCTCATTTGCTCGATCGTGCATGTCGAACTCACCGGTCCGATACCCATAAAGGAGGGCCTTATCTTCGGAATAGTGCGTAAATAATCTGGGCTCCTGCTGCTTAGCATCGGCTTCTTCGATAAGCATTCCTGGATCAGGTATGACCAGTCTTCGAACAATTCGCCCAATCTCAATACGTCGCTTCGGGATAGCCTGCAGGTTCGGCTCGGAGCAGGAAAGTCGTGCCCCAGCGACTCCATAATCATCTGATTTAGATTGATGGAGGACGGGGTGGACTCGCCCATTAACGTTGTTGGTGTCGATGAGTGGAGAGACGAACGAATCTCTAGCTTTCTCCAACCTGCGAATTGATAATATGGCATCCCCGATCTCGTTTGTTTCCAGCCACCCCTCGGTGAAACTGACTGCCCCTTTTTCGGTGCGGTCGAACATGCTATCCGTGTAACCATTGGCGCGGTAGAGGGCCTCCACTTCTTTCGGCGAACGGGCGTTAAACCCCGGTGTGAACTTCTTGGACATTTCCCCGATGGCTGCGGCGATATCGGCGTTTACCTTCTCGGCATATTCCAAATCGATCAGCATGCCCCGGTTATGCATCCGTGCAAGGTAGGGGAGCAGATCGCATTCCAGCTTCCAGACCTTGCGCAGCTCCATTTCGTCCAGCTTTTTCTGCTGGGCGTTCCGCAGCTGGAGGGTAGAAATACCATCGCCAGTCGCGTAATCCACCACTACCGGATTGTCGCCTTCCAGCTTCCAGAACTTCCCCATCTGCTTGCGGTCGGGGATACCGCCGAAACGGGAGGCTAGGAGTTGGTATATCTCTGCGCCCTTTTTGGCTTGAACACCCCAGCGGGGGGCGCAATCATCTAACCCATAGCCGACCGTGAGATCGTTGCATAGGGATTCGTTGATCATCGTGTCTTCGCACGAACCAGTTATCTGAATACCGTGGCGTAGAGCAGCGCGAAGATCAAAGCCCAGATGATGACCGACAGTATGATGACCCAAGCGGGTCCGATCCTGAAAAGCCACACGGAGTTCCCTTTCGAACTCTTCCACATTAGGGACATTCCCGCCACCTTCGTGCCTAACGGGAACGTAAATTGAATTGTCCGCGTCTGTGACGACATATCCACATATCGCATCTTTAACAGTAAGACCGCTGGTCTCGGTGTCGAACGCGATGATAGGGCTCTCTCGAACCATGCGTAACGCGAGTTCTGGGTCAATTCGGTTCACCATATTTTCCTCTCAACCAAAACCCGCTCGGCCTCTTCGGGGCCGTCGATGGCTTTAAGCAGAGCCTCGTCGTCAGTCATGCCGGTGATGTTCTCGCATTCCTCGTTCATGTTCGCGCTGGTCAGTCCGGTTCGGCCGCACCGCATACAAGTGCCGATGAATTTCTGTCCCGGCCCTTTCGGACTGGTGCGCTCGATTGCATGGTAGGTCATCACGCTCTCCCTATTTTCCTCTCAACCAAAACCCTCCCCCCATTCCATTATGAGCAACTATCTTATAGCCTCGATTCCGCAGGGCCTTGATTCTACGGTGTATGGTTCTCTGCGAGCATCCTGCCCAATTCGCCAATTGGTGGCTATTTGCTCCCTTAAGGAGCCGGAACAGTATTATGGCTTCTTGCATCATCGGCGAAAGCGAGGCGGGACGCCCAAGGAACTAAACGCCCCGCCTCTACCCTGATCAGAACTTCGAGGCCATCTCAGGGTTCTCCTGGGGCTGGCGGCGTTCGCCTCGCCCATTCGTGTCGGGGTCTAGTTCGCGCTCGTCGTTAGCAACCCATCCACCGGCACTATATTTGTTGAACAAGCTCTCGCAAATCTCTGCGATCGCCCTTTCGGGGTAGCCCGCCGCCTTGTAGGTGTAGTTGAAGTACGGCCCTTCGGCTCCCTTTTCCTGCTTGACCCCGATCTCCCATTGCTGGGCGTAGTGGAACACGGGGCGGAGCCGGGTCCGATCGTAGAACTGCTGCGTCGGCTTGAGGCTCGACCGAGTGTTGATGAACACGACCGGCGAGTATTCCGGGAACTCCGGCAGGAACCACAGCGTGTGGTAGGTCAGGCTCGCGGCGGGCACCGAATTCGGGTCGTCGGGAACGCTGGAGCCGAACTTGTCCAGCCCGCTTTCGGCGACCGATCCCTTCGTGGCCCATGTCACCGAACGGGGGCTGTTCTTCGGCTTCACGGTCCATTCCATATTGGGCTGATCCCAATTCACGCAGTCGTTGCTGCGCGCGAGAATGCCCCGCTCGTCACCCCTTGGTGCCCATAGCACAAGCGACTTGCGCATCACGATGGGAACCGCCATTAGCGTCGATCCGAGGTTCTCAGCGGCGAGGTTGTGCCAGAATGTCCCTGGCTTGGCGTTCTCGTATTCCGTCACCTCCGGCGAAATAGCCTGCAGGAGTTGTACTCGCGGAACTACGCGATCGGATTCGTCCAAGTTTCCGATCTTCTTGTGTCCCATCATATCTTTCAGATAGTCGGGAACCCCTACGTCGCGGGGATTTACGATATCCTGTGCCATGTTACTTCACCTTTGTGATGGAGGTATAGGGAGACGTGCCGGTTTTGAAGATGTCTTCAGGCAGGTCTTGCCCCTCTTCTTCGAGCTGCGACTTGGCGAACGCCGCGAGGGTCATGTAATGAACCGTCTCGGTGATGATTCCGCCATGCCCGTTCTCCTTGAGCCAGTTTAGCCCGGCTTCCTTGTCAAGCATTGAGCAGCTGAACCGGTAGGATACTGTAACCCTGCCGACATCTTCGATGGTGATGGTTCGGATATTGTGCTCATCCATCACGTTCGGGATTTGGACCCTCGAAAGGTCCTCCTCCATTTCG